TCAGGCGGCCATCCATGCTGCCTGAGCACAGGCCGCGCTGGTGGCATTGATATAATCAAACTGTCTTTTTGCTGGCTCGTGTCCTGTAGAAAGCAGTGCTAAGTCATCATGTTCCGAAATGAATCCATTCGACATGATTGCAGCATTTCCTCCTTCAAGCACAATCTCCGGTTTGAGAGGCCATTTATTGCTCTCCCAAGTTAGAGATGTTGTGCTAAAGGGAGACAGGCCACCTGCCGGGGCAATTGGTTCGTATTCAACCAAATCCGGATCAGTTAGTCGCGCTTTGGTGGTAAATGCTCCTACAGTCAAAGCATTCCAAGATTGGCCGGGGTCATGAATTTCATTTGTTAGGTTACTTTCGGGATACAGTTTCCACTCCTGCGGGTCGTCAATATTGCCTGCCGAGACGATGAACAATCTGCGCTGCTCGTCAGCATATCCCGAGGTGAGTTGATCTATGGCCGCCGACCACGATGAAGGTCTGCCTCGATCCCTCCCATCTTCAGTAGTCACGGCCATGCAAGTAATACGTCTTCTGAATGGGGCCTGGATCTCAGTCCGGCTTACACCTTGCAGGGTAACGTATCCGTACAGTTCCGGAGGGTTCTTTCCTTGTGGCGGAATAATTTTAGCAGACTCAAGGCAATGTCCAATTTCTATGGTGTTTAGGCTCTCAAGGGCAGATTGAAGATCACCATATCCGGCCAAGCCACACATTAAAGTACCATGTCCATTGTGATCGTGTACGCCCCATGTCGGATCAACCGCGTGACAGTCTTGATCCTCCAATAAAGGCTCTAGCAAAAGGTGGCCATTGTTGGCTCCTGTATCGAGAATGGTAACGGCCACATTAGGGTCTTCCGGTATCGACAACCGGCCCTTCAATTCTTGAGCCCAATCAGCCTGGTCTTTATTATTCAACTCCAGAAAAAAACGGGCAGTTTCCTTAGCTCGTCGAAATTCTGCAATTCCGTCACAGGATTCTATAAGTTCCTTTAACTGAAGACGATTAGCATGAATCAACAACACCACACGTTCAGGAAAACGCAGCATCGGCTTTTGGACCGTTACCTGTAACAGTTCGGTCGCCTTGTGAAAAGATTCTAGTGACCCATCTTCCTCACTCCAAAGCCAAACCTCACACCATTCCGCTTCTTCCTTCGGTAGCAAGTTTAAATCATCTTGCCAGAAGGATTCAAGAACAGCCAAACGGATATCTTCTATGCTGTTGACTAATTTTTCATTTTTCGGTTTTCCCTTGTCGGTTTGTTCCTCAGTGTATCGACGGATTTTTTCCAGAAATTTGGCCTCAGTTCCAGACGGAAGATAAACCGTTGCCAGCGTAATTGTTTTCTTATCATCGTCACCCCCTCCGTGTATTTCGCGCACTGTCAGAAGTCGGATGCCCGCTTTTATGTCCTCCAGACTTTTGGTCACAAGTTCGTAATCAGGAGCACTTGCAAACTCAAGATACATGCCGTCACGTGTCGGGGAAGAAACAGCGGAACGATCATCAGAAATTTTTTGGGCCATTCGCCAGGCCTTTTCCATTTGGCTACGAATTTTTGCACCGTGCTCTATGGGATTACGTAACGGAATTTTTTTAATTATAGGGAGCGGTTTCTTTTTGAAGAGCTGTGATTGCCCGGAATGATCAAGAAATATGTGTTTATAGGACCTCGCCATCGCAGGTTATCCTCGTTCTATTCCATAGGCCAAACGACGTTGCCGCAACATAGATTTTAACAAAGCAGCAGTGACGGTTTCTCGGTCGGCAAGAATCGCTTCCTTAATTGCATCATCACAGGCAAGGGTAATTTCGGCATGACTCAGTGTCTTTGCCTCCTGAATGGCCGTGGCCAACAACAATTTTTTGCTACGAAAACCGCCAAGTCGGTTTTCCATGAGCTGTTTAATTTCGGCATTTACTGGTAGATGGTAATACAATACGTCATCAAATCGACGGAAAAGCGCTTGATCCAAAAGGCTTGGGTTATTAGTCGCTGCTACGATGAGGCTATCAGATTTATCCAGTTCAATGAATTGAAGAAATGAATTAAGTACCCGTCTCATCTCTCCAACGTCGTTATCACGCCCCCGTTCACCTCCGATAGCGTCAAACTCGTCAAACAAATACACCCCCAGCCTTTGCGCAATTATGTCGAAAATCTGCCGTAATTTGGCGCTAGTTTCTCCCATGAACTTCGTTACCAGCTTGTCCATAAGTATTGTGTGAAGTGGCAGATGCAACTCTCCTGCAAGCACTGCGGCAGTCATGGTTTTGCCAGTACCGGGTGGTCCTGCCAGCAAAATTTTACGGCGATTACTCATGCCATGTTTTTTAAGTTTTCCCTGTTGGCGGTATTCCCGGAGAATACGCTCGATTCGGTCACGTAGATCAACGGAAGTAATCAAGAATCCCAACCGTTCCCTTGGTTCGCCCGAAATAATCAAATCCTCCAGTTCCCTATTAAAATGGACAATCCGAGTATTGGTAATTTTTGCCTTATCCACCAAGGATCGGATTTCCTGGGCCAAGGAGTCATGACCTTGTTTTGCCTCATGAGCGGCAAGTTGCAGGGCAATAGTTGCAAACCGCTCCCGATCATCGACAAAATGGGATTTGATCAAAGATTTTAGTTGGTCAGCGGTGGCCACGGCTTGCTCCGACAATTCGATTGATCTTATGCTGCCAGTTTCTCATTTATCAAGCGAGGGAAGAAAAAGTCTTCAACTGAAAGCAAAGTGTTGATTTTTCATAAAAATTAAACAATCAGCGCTTTGAGAGCACGACAATGATTTAAAAAAACAAAACCAATTATTTTTAATAGTAAACTATTCAGTGGTGGGCTTGCACGCAAAACGAAAATATTCAGACGCCATCCCCCATTAATTACCAATCAACAGTTCCGTTCTCACTTGCGACCGGCTCCCCTCCTTCTTGCTCATCGAGTACTTCAGCTCGACCTCCTCGATCGTGAACCGATCAAATATCTTCCGAACCTCGGGTGTGTCGTTGATGGTCATGAGGAACCGGCCCTTGATGCCGGCCAGTACCTCAGCCAGATCGTAAAAATCCTGCTGCACGAAGTTGTGTTCGTAGCAGTTGATCTTCCAATACGGCGGATCGAGGAAGAAGAGGGTGTACTCCCTATCGTAACGCGGAATCAGGTCGCGGAAGTCGAGACACTCAATCATTACCTGCCCCAGCCGGATCCAAGCCTCCTCCAGTAATCGTTGTAGGGTGAACAGATTGAGTCGGGGAGTGCCGGTGGTGGAAGTGCCGAAGGTCCGGCCACGGCTGCGACCACCAAAGCACATCCGCTGGAGATAGAGATAGCGGGCGGCCCGCTGGATATCGGTGAGGGTGTCGGGATTGACCTGCATCAGCCGCTCAAATTCGTCCCGTGCGACCAGGGCGTACTTGAATTGGCGGTGCAGCTCCTCGGGATGGTGTTTGACCGTGCGATAGAGGGTGATCAGATCGCGGTCCAGATCGTTGATGACCTCGGTTCCCTTGGCCTCCTTGGCAAAGAAAACGTTGGCTGCCCCGGCGAACACTTCGACATAGCATTGGTGTTCCGGGAATCTGGAAATGATGGTTTTGGCCAGGCGGCTCTTGCCGCCAAAATAGGGTATCAGCGCTCCCACGAAAGGCTCCTTGTGGAAATACAGGCACTGTGCTACTACTCCCCTGCGCTGTCCGCAGCGTGCATCGGGGCTATAGCAGGAGAACCTGTGGATCACCTCCCGTGTTGACGCACGGTTGGATGGTTCGGGGAGGGGTGCAACCCTCCCCAGTCCCGTCCTCGGGTATTTCTCAGTTTTACTTCAACGCTCAGCGCATCCTATCCTCCTAGACCCTTAGTACCGCCAGATCCCACATATTCAAACTCACCAAACCATCGCGCACACTCTCCAGTTCAAAGCGCAGTTCCGTGTTGAGCCTTGCCGGGGTAAAGCCGCTGTCGGTTTGCTCATCGGCAGCCAGATAGGTGTAGCTAGTGCCAGTCAGGCCACTGACCGTGCGCAGTAAGATCCCCGTCTCGCCGTAGAGGCGCAGGGTGTAGGTGGTGCCTATCTCCGGGCCGATATTGCCCTCATCCTGTCGATTGAGAGTGACGGTCTGCGTTCGTCGGTCGCGGTGCGCCCAGGTGATTTCCAGTTCATCGGTTGCGCCGATACTGACCGGCCAGCGGGAGCCGTTCACCTGGACATTGCCCGGCGGATAGGGCCGCATCATTCGGCCAGCGCAGGTGATGGTATCGATGGGTGCGTCGGCGATGGCCAGACGGCCCAGCGGCGTGGAGGGCAGCATCCGCACTTCCACCACCTCGCCGGTGGCCCGCTCCGTCCGGTCAAGGCCGAACGAATCCTGGTGGCACCAGAGCACCGCCCCGGCCGCGTGGGCCATCGGGATGGTATCCAGTATTCCCCTATAGACCGTCACCGTGTTAGCCTCCAGGTCAAGGGCGGTAATGGCCACCAGCTCGTTTTCGAGCTCGGCATATTCGCCCACCTTGACCAGGTTGGGGTCGATGGGCATGTTGAGGGTAAGCACGGAGCTGATCTCCGGGCCAACGGAGGCGGTCAGTTGGCCAACCAGGGGGAAATTGTCGGTGTCGCGGCGCAGCCAATCGGTTGCTCCGGCGTTGCGGTCCCACATCTCATAGTTGAGGGCGTCGGAACTGGGGCGGCTGCAATAACAGGTGACCAAGGTTGAGGTGTTGTCCAGCTCGGCCAGCACGGCATCACTCTCACCGAATATGCGGACAAACTGCCACCAGGTGAGTTCCGTCAGCTTGCGGTTTAACGCTGCCGCCGGTGTGGTCAGCGAACTGGTCCACATGCTGGTTTCCGGGGTAGTCAGGTTGACCGCGCCTAGGCCGTACACGTCCCGCACTGCCACGATCCGCAACTGGCTGTCGGTGTGCAGCCCTATTTCAACCGAGCTGACTCGCATGGCCATGTTTTCGATGCCCAGCGGCCCCCAGGTAAAATTGAAGCAGTCTCCAGGCTCCAACTGGCTTTGGGTGCGGTTGATGAGCAGGGTGCAGGAGGCAATGGGCATGCACAACTGCTGCAGCTCCCTGGCCGCCACCCTGGCCGCAAGATCGGCGGAGGCAATGCCGAGAAAATCCACAGTAGTCTGATTGACTTGGCCATTGGTGCGGGCGAACCCAGCCAGGTCCTGCACGGTTACCGCTTGGGGCTGATTCTCCCGATCGACCCAATTGACGGTCACCTGGTTGATCGCCTCCACAGAGGTTGGCCCCTGGTATTCCACCAGCTCGATAATATTGGACTCGTTGAGCACCGGCAAGGCGCCTATGTTGTAATCGTTGCGCACCAGGCGGAGCTTGAGCAGGCCGGTAACGTGTGAGTAGTAAAGCACTCCGTCAATGTGATCGAGGATGATCTGGAGAAAATCCTCAACACTGGTATTCTTCGCCCACAGCATGGATAGACCGAATGATTCGGCATGGAGCAGGTTAGCAGCGGTCTGAAAACTATCCATATCCAGATCGGCCACCGGATAGCCCATGCCGCCCCAGGTAGTGTTGGTCAATGTCTCATAAATGATGTGGGCCGGGTTCATGTCGTAGTGGCCGTCCGGCGCAGTGATCTGGGCGAGGTCATCCCGCCAGCCGACCAGGGTACGGCGGCCCAGGATCGACCATTCCTTGACATAGGGGTTGTTGGCCGACAGCATGCACTTGCGGGCCACCAGGGCAAACAGGCCGCGATAGGCCGGGATGCCGGCGCCAAGGACGGACTGGAGATAGCCGTTGGGCGCTTGTGTCGGGCCGCCGAAACAGGCATCCACGGTGCCGACAATGCCGCCCTCGCGGCCCTCGCCGCCATGCAGGTCGGGCTGATTGATGCCGATGGCCGCATTCGACCCCACCACCCCGCTCCAGGCCCACTTATCGCCGACCTTGATGCCAAGCAGCGCATCCATGGCGTGGCAGAACACCAGGTGCAGGCCCGCATAATAGCGGTAGCCGGTGGTGTAGCATTGCTCGCTTTTGCCGCCGCCACCACCCATCAGACACACCTCCCCTTGATATCAGAGCTGGAAACGACGGGCTCCGCTGCCCAGCCGGTCGACTCGGCAAAGTCAACCGCCGCATGGGCCATGGCCGAATCGTCAATACTGAGCAAATAGTCGGCGTCAATGCCGTCGTTGATCAAGCCACGCCAGGAGAGGCCATGGGCCTTGCACCACACCCGCATCTGCCGGTTGCAGTAGCCCAAGGCCTTCAAGTGCCAAAAATAGACCCGGCGCATTATTTCTTGCCGCCGCTACAGGTGATAATGGGTGTGGTGCCGATGTCGCCGTACCAGACGCAATTGGGCGTTGCAATCAGTCGGGTGCCAAATAGCACCGGCACTGGGCCGGAAGAATCGACAGTCGTTGCTTCCACCTCGCCTGGCGTAACGCTGCTTTGCGTGGATGATTTTGGGGTCAGCAGGTAGGAAACAATCTGCAAGCCAATCCAAATCACTAATTGCCACATTTCAGCACCTCAAATTAAAGCGTCGCCGCTGAAAGGATTGCGTGACGGTAGATACGGCAGGCCGCCAAAGTTGACCACATTGTTAAACCGGCTGGCGCAGGTGCTTATGTTGCGCGGACAGCCCGGCCACAGGGTTACCGGCGTCCCGGCTGCCATTCCGACAATGACATCCACCAGGGCTATTACGGTGCCGGAATGGGCGGTAATCATCCGATAGTCGCTGCCTGCCTGGAGCATGCCGCCGGTGAAGTAACCTGCCGGATAGGCACCGGCTCCAGTCACTGTCAACTGATTGCCGACCACAGTTGCCGCCGTTGAACCAAAGGCCCAAGCCGCTTGGTTGAGGCCGCAGGCTGCTCCGAACAGCACATGCGGACAGCCGATCTGATAGACACGGCGTAACCCGGCCCGGCGGAAGAGGGTGAATGCCGAGTCCGAGGAGAGGGCGGCCACTGATCCGGTCCAGCGGCAGCCTGTCACCCGACCCTTCCACAAGACCGAGAAATCGGCGTCCTCATAGTGGTGGCGGAAAATGGTCACAATCATCGTGGTGGTAAGCCAGCCGGTGCGAAACAGCAGAGCCACCGGATTGGATGCGGATACTTCAATCTCAATGGTTGACTTGCGGGTGTCGCCGCCCCGAGTGAAGCCGCCTCTTTTGACGTAGACCGGTTGGTATAGATCCTCACCATAGGCCACCTCATGGTCGGCGCTGGTGAACAGCCATAGCTCGCCTCCCAAAGAAAAGCGGTAGAGCTCCAGCGGGTGCCCGGCAAAGGCAGATTGTTCGCGTTCGGTATAACTCATGGCAAGACCACCAACGGTAGAGTGAGTTCAACACAATCGGCGGTAACCCAATGGAGATCAAGAGCATCACTGTCCAGGCGGCACAACTCAAGCCAGGCGCAGCGGTTCAAGCCCGCTGCGGAAATGGCCACCGGCAGGGCGCTGTCCAGGGTCAACTGTTCAAAACCGCTGGGCAGGGTTTCCACAGCGGTAATCATCCGACGGATCACAGCGCCATCCGTGGTCTTTAGCTCAATATGGGAGCGGGCCGGACTGCCCGAGAGAGCAAATTCGTAATCAATAGGCTCGATAATCAGGGTAACGGCGTCAGCCTCTGCGGGTACCGCCAGCTCAAAGCCCCGATCATTGGCCGCGATCCAGAACGGCGCCAACCGTCCGGCACAGTAGAACAAAAATCGCAGCATCTGGTCGATGGCCGGACGGCCAATAAGGAGGAACTTTACCTCCCGGCGCAGCACCGGCTCAATGCTCTGAATATCGTACTCGATCAGACCGGTGTCGTTGTCGAGCCGCACCCATTTGTTGTCCCAGCTCTCCTCCGGATCGACCCAAGAGGGAATGGCCGGACAGAACGGCAAGGTACGGTACAGCTCTGGGCTGTCCATGGCTGGCATGGCGCTTTCATTGAGCGCCTCGAACCTGATACGGTAGTCTCCCACTTCCTCGGTGAACCGGGTAACTCGCCGCTGCTCAAGGCAAACACCGTAGCGGCAAGGGGCCACGGGAACGCCCGAGGGCCAATCTTCAGCAAACGGGGCGTCAACAGTCACATATCCAGGGGTAATGCCGGTAACGGAGCGAATCTCCAAATGGTTCCAGTAGTCATAGACTGCCACCCATCGGCCAACGGCAAAATCGAGGTATTCCGTGTCAACCGGCACCATCGAATCCCCGGCGGTAATGGGGCCGGTAGTTCTCCCCTCATCCCGCCACACCGGGGAGAACAGGTATCTGGTTTTGCGCAGGCCAATCCAGGTTTCAAACTTGCGCCGATCAGCACCGGAAAGTAGATACCGAAACTCCCATGCTCTCCTTGGCAAGGTGCGCAACTGGATGCGCTGTTCGGTGCGGTCATGGGCGATCAACACGTCGGTCTTCCAGGTCAGCGATTCATCCAAGCCATTTTCCCAGTTGTGACCCATCACCAGATAGCCCACGTCGCCGGAGAGGTGTGGTGCCCTGGTGCCGACAAGGGTTAAATCTTTTCCGGCAATACATGCCGAGACGAAATCCAGCACCGCCGTAAATTTTATCGGCCCATCAATGGTCACCGTAACGTCGATCGCGAGACTTGTTCCGGCAAGAATAACGTCAGGCGGCGTGGCGCTGGTTCCGATCCCGTCCGCGTCCGTATCGATTGTCACCTTGGTCAAGGTTACGTCGGTGCCGGTGCCATTCCACAAACACAGCCTGACTTTTCGATCTTTGGTAACGTACCCCACATTTTTTACTGGGGTTTGATCCTTGCAAAACATCTGCATGGAGTTGTCGGTTGCAGCCGGACGCAGCCCGGCAAGCTGAACAACGGTTGGTGTGTTGACATGCGCGTATGGGCTCATTGCAGCCTCAGAAACAGGTCAAGACATTGGTGCCAATACTCCATGCCGCTCGGGTGTACGGTGCAAGGCGGCGCCCAGGTCGCCACGTCAATTGGCTGGGTGTTGGTCATGGGTCCGGCTACGTTAAAGGTCATATCATGGTTGTATGGGACGTTTGCTTGCCAGAATACAGCATTCCCCCATTGGTCAATGTTGGTGCTTTTTGGTTGCAGATCGACCCATTCATACGGTCGCAACTCTGCATAGATAATTTGCTGGGTGAGGAGTAGCCCCCGCTTTCTGGCTTCAGACATGATTTACGCCCGAATCAGGTTCCAGGGAATGAAACGCGATACGCCAGCAGTCTGCTCGATGTAACACATGATCATGCCGCCAGAGACTATGGGGATTGGAATCGAATACCAATTCGGCACAGCTTGCGCCCCGGAGAAGGTGTCCACATAGGCCAGCTGCATGGTATCTGTTGCTCGGCACCGCGTGGAGATGCGAATTTCCATGGTATCGCCGGCCTGCAAGGGCGAGGTGTCCACATTCAGCACATAGACGCCCACTCCGGTTTGCTGAGAAAGTTCGTGCTCTGTATCAATGACTGTCGTCAAAAGACCATTGGCTACCGATATGGCTCCCATTTATTCGCTCCTTATATCTTAATCGCATAGGACGCAGACTTATTCGCCGCTCCTTGCCGTGCCTGCACCAAGATGTAAGTGTCAGCTCCAATAGTGATGGTCTCCCCATCCATATAAACATCGCCGCCCTCAATACATCGCAGTCCAGGAGCGAATCCGATTGGGTGTAAGAGCGCCCCGTTGGAAATATTCTTAACAAACAACGGCAGCGGTACAGGGAGCACACCGGCATTGAAGACGTTGGGCATTTTCGATCTGAGCGCCGAGCAACTACTGTATCTACCAACTGCATATCCATAGGAGGTATTTGGCGCCCAACTCCCGTTGATTTTCAATAGGAAGCTGATGTCGGTCGATACTGGGTGCGCACTAAAAAGCCAAAAATCAGACGAATTTCCGCTTGACCCAGTATATGCACCACAAACAAATTGCCCATCTGCCCAATTGCCGATCTTTTCGGTGATCTCACCAAAGGCCATGCCCCTTGTGTTTACCGGATAATTGGAACCATCAATAACTCCAGGAAAAATATAGATCGACGTTCCAGATGCCACCAGGCGAAACATTGGCATTGTGCCTTCATTTGATGGTCCCGCATAATCAAGGATATACCCGGTAGTTGCCGCTGATGCTCCTGGCTGGGCGGTGGCTGACGCGCCACTGTCATACCCGCTGCATCCAACCAGGGCAAGATGGGTGGAACTGTATTTATAGACCTCAAAATGCAGCAAGCCCTTGTGCAAGTGCAACCGGGTGTTGAGGTCATGCCGATCAATTGACCAGCCGTTTTCTTCCGCCAATGTTTTACAGGCGTTGACGACCACATCAATGCTGGTCAAGTATTGCTGTATTGTTACCGCCATCAGTTCATCCTCAATGCACAGTAGTCGCCCACGCCAACCCGGTAGACATCCTGAAACACCATGTAGTTAATGCCACCGTAGCTGACGATATTTTCAGAAGAATTATTGTGGCCGCTCACCAGAAAGAGGCCGTCAATGGCTCCGTATGTGGTCGATTGATTGTTGTCGGTTAGAAACTTCTGTTCCAGCATGTAGGTGCCATCAAGGCCTGAAAGAATTGACGCTCTCAGCTCCGTACTGGCACTCACCGCCTTGATGGTACTGGCATTTACATTTTGCCAGTATCCACCAGGAGTAGAGAGCTTGCCGCAAGTGACGGTTGAATCGGACCAAAATGAGCGGTTATTGTCGCCTGTCACCGAGTAATTCTGATTCCACACTGACCCGCAGCCAGCAATCAACAAGGGATAGGGGTATTGCGCTTCCGTTCCGATGGGGTCGATCCCGCCAAGGTGCATTGTTTGGTAGACGGTCCCGATCTTGGCCACCATGATAATGCGCCGTGGTGTGGCCACCATCCAATAGGTGATTGGCGAGTTCCAAAGATAGACGTACACCCCATTCGCCGATCTGGGCATTACATTGAACGCTCGACCGGCCCGATAGGTCCAAGCCCCGAACAGCTCCCAGTTGTAGTAGCCGGAAACAGTATTTTCAAAGGCAGAAATGCCGCAGTAAATTTCGTCAACCCCGGCAGACCCCTCGCCGCGCAGGTAGAGTTTGTCCGCGCTTTGTTCCATTATTGCCCAGCCGTTGGCGGCGGCAAAAGTGGCCAGGGTAGAAAGCAACTCTTTGTAGTTGGCGGCGGTGCCGCTGGTGTAGGCCATGTGTCACCTTCTTCCGAGGGCAGTGTTGATGGTGGAGCCGTTGCGGTTGATCTTGTTGATCAGGACCCGGTCAAAATCGGCTGAGTTGACGTAGCGGTGGATCTCGCTCTCATCCCTCACGTTGACCACCGCCAGCTTGAAGTCGCCGGCCTTGACCGTGGTAGTTGGCGGTGCCGCCGGTTGCCCGCCCTGGGCCAGGCGATAGCCGGAGGGGATGCGCGGCAGGGTGGCCCCGGCGAGCGCTCGGGCGAGGTTGCGCGGGAAGAGTTTGCGGCGGACCATTTCCATGAACGGCAGGCCGTAGAAGTCGACCGCGTCCACCGGATGGACGAACTCACGGGCCGTCAGCCGTGCCCAGATGTTGTCGGCGGTGGGAGTCGGGCTCCAGCCGGGTACGGACCCACCATCGGCCATGGTCAGTGCAGGTGCGCCGGTGGTGGCCATACCGAGCATCCCCAGCAGGCCGCCACCGCTGGTGCCTGTTGCGCCCAGCAGGGCGTTCATCAACATCTGCTTAAGGATCACCTGGGAGAGCCAGGAGATGGTCGACCGGGCGAAATCGATCAGGGCTTCCTTGGCGGATTTCGATTGGGTGATGAATCCATCCCAGGCGGACACCAGCCCGCCGGCCAACTGATCGGCCAAGCCTTCACCAATCTGGATCATCATCTCGCCATCGGTCTGCATTTTCAGCTTGGCCTTCTCCAGACCAAGCGAGAAAGCCGCTCCCATATCGGAGCCGGCAGCGATCATCCGTTCGTTGTACTCGCGGGTTTCCATCAGGCCCAACCGGTAGGCCTCGGTCACGGCGGCCTTGTACTCCTCGATTGAGGCCGCACTCTGCCGCCAGGAATCGCTGATCGCATCCAGGCGGGCACGGGCGATTTCCCGCTGCCCTGCCAGCTCCTGGCGGGAGACCTCCAGGCGCATCTCGGCCAACTCCGACTCCGCGCGGATGATGTCCGCCTGGCTGGTGTTAGAATCAGGCCGGGCCGCGTCCTCTTGCATGGCAGCCAGTTCCTGCCGCTTGAGACTGACCCGCTCGGCCATGATCCTCCGGTCGATGGCCAGTTCGGCCTCGGCCCGTGCCAAGGCGGTCGGCAACTTCGACGCCTCCAGCTTCTCCAACTCCATCGCCAAGATCTTCTCCTGGCTGGCGGCCCGGAGCTTCTCGGCCGCAATCTTCTTCTGCTCCTGGTACTCTTTCTTGGCCTCGGTCGCGGCCTTCTTGGCGGCCTTCTCCCCCTCTTTCCTGGCCTTGGCCTCTTCCTTGGCCGAGGCTTGGGATGCGGCGGTCTGGACCCGGAACTGGACCAGCTTGTCGGCGGTGTTGGCCTTGGCTGTTGCCTGCTGGACGTCGTACTCGGCCCGGAGTTGCTTGGCGGCGGCACGTTCATCGTCTGCGGCCTTGATGGTTGCGTCCCGTTGGTCCAGGATCGATTGCACCGAGGCGTCGCGGGCCGTATCGATCACCGAGAGTTCCCGCTCCAGTTCGGCACCCACCCCGGCAAAGCTCTGGCCGTTGAAGATGGCGGCCACCCCGGCCTTGAAGGCCCTGGCATAGGCGGTCACCTTGTCCAGCCCCGCCGCCACCTGCACGGTCATCAGACCAATGAAGGCGCGGACGTTCTCCGGGAACTGGCGGAAGGCATTGATCAGGAAGGTGACCGCGTCCTGGCCGTTGACCTTGATCTCCTCCAGGTTGTCGCGGTACCATTGCTTGACGGTCTCGATCGCGGCCTTGACATCGTCGGCCCAGCCGCCGAACTGAGCGGCGTTGGAGCGCAGGTACCCTTCCAGCTCGCCCGAAGCGATCTGGGCATTCAGCTCCTCCAAAGCGCCGATGCCGACCCGGACCCCGTCGGCGATCAGGTTGCCGATCCCGGCGCGGGAGATGTTGAGAAAGACCTTGTTCCATTCGTCGCCGAGGTTGGAGAGAGCGCCATCGAGCGTCTTCATCCGGTTGGCCATGGCGTCGCCGAAGTTGGTCTCGCCGAGCTTGATCAGGTATTCCTCGATCTCCTTGGCGTTCTTGCCCACCGTGGTGGTCACGCCCCGGAAGGTAAAGCTGACCTTGTCACCTTCGGAGCTGGCCTTGATGCCGAATTCCTTGAGCCGTTCAAACTCTCCGGTGGCCGCATCAGCCACCGCCTCGATCATCTGGTTGAGGTCCTTGCCAAGCGCTGACGAGGTGTTCCCGTAGCTGGTCAGCGCACGCTCGGAGGGATCGAGCCCGAAGTTGACCAACTTGATGAACGATTCGGTGACCTGGGCGAGATCATAGGGCGTTCGCGCGGCGAAGTCCTGGACGGCGGCAAAGGCTTGTTCCGAGCCCTCGGCGCTGCCGGTGGCGGTGACCAGGCCGGCGCTGATCTTGTCGAACTCGCGAGACACCCCCACCAGCTTCTGCAAGCCGGCCGCCGCCGACACCGCCCCCAGCAGGGGGCCGAGCAGTCCTGAGACCGCCCC